GTCCTCGTGGCAGAGGCTCGTCTTCTTCGCGACGGGTAACGGCTCGTCAGGAATCCAGCCCACGATCTTCTCGGCGGCCGGAAACAACGCGGCATTCGCGCTCTACACGACGGGCCTCCAACTGGCGCAGACGAACGGCCTCCCCGACTACGTGATGACCAACGGCGCACCGGCCAACCCCTCGGGCGCACCCCGAAGCAAGGCGGCCTGAATGGCACCCAGAGGCACCGTCACGAATCAGCTCCTCCAGACGGACGGGCTCATTCTCTCGCCTTGGGCGTTCACCAACCTCCCGTCGAACACCCCGAATCAGGCGGACCCGCTCGGTGGGGCGAGAGCAACGGCGTTCACGGAGTCGGTAGACGCGGGTACGTCTCACATCACGTACGGCACTGCCCTATCTACTGCACTGAATCAGCGGATCATCGTCTCGGTCTACTTCAAAGCTGGGGCTCGGTCGTGCTTCGCTCTCGCCCCTGGTGCGGCAACTTGCTACGTCAACTTCGACAGCGTTGCTCTGACCGCTGGCACGGTCAGCGGCCCAGTGCTGGGGTACGGCATCGAGCAAGTCCAGGGGGCCCCCGGGTGGGTCCGCGCCTGGGTCGTGTGCAACGTCGCGTTTGCCGAAATGCGGTACTACGTCACGAGCACATCTGCCGGACTCAACTACACGGGGACTGGGGCCGTAGCGGCCACGTTCTTTGGGGCGATGGTTGAGATCGCCGTCCCTGGTCAGACGACCCCGAGCCCGTACGTGGCCTCGGGTGCAACGTCCGGCGTCGGCCCGCGAGACACGAGGCAGAACCTTCTAAGGGGCTCCGATAGTCCGAGCTTTACCTACTACTCGCCATCAACCGGCGACAGCATCGCGACTGGAATCACCGACCCCGATGGCGGCTCAACGGCCATCGCGTACACGTACGGTACGGCCACCGCGTCCTACGCCTATCTCTCGCAGACGGTTGCGGGTCTCGACGCCTCGAAGGTCTGGACCCTTTCGATGTGGTTGCGAGTCGCCAGCGGGACGAAGGCGCTCTCACTCTGCCTATCGAACCTGACGATCGCCACCGTCTACAAGGCGATCACCGTCACGACGAAGTGGCAACGATTCTCGTTCACCCTCACTGAGAAGCAGCTCGCTGCGACGGCCAGCGGCCTGGGTGTTGGGTTGGCGGGAGCCACGGCGGGTGACGTGTTCCAGATGTGCCGACTCCAACTGGAGCAGGCCAACGCCCCAGGGCCGTACGTGAAGACGACCTCGGCGCCCTACAACCCGAACGGCGCCCCTCGGTCTCTCGTCCTCTGAACTGAAAGCACCATGGCAACCAGCAAGAACGGATCCCGCACTCGGGAGGCCGGGGGAGCGGTGCGCCTTGCGTTCGCCGTCCAGGCCCCGACTGCCGGTCCCGAGAACGATCGGACCATCGAGGTCGTGGCCTGTACCTCGGGGGTCAACAACCACTCGGCTCGCGTCGATGCGGCCTCGTGGAACCTCGATCGATACGCCCTCAACCCGGTTGTTCTCTACGGCCACTCGGATGCCTCGGACCTCCTGAGCAACGTCCGGCCTGAGGACACGATGCCGATCGGCAAGGCGTCGAACGTGCGGGTCGAGGGGGACAACCTCCTGGCCTCGATCACCTTCGCCACCGAGGACATCAACCCGTTTGCCGAGAGGGTCCTCAGGGCCTTTCGAGGCGGGTACCTCAACGCCGTCTCGGTCGGGTTCCTCCCCCATTCGGTGACATACGAGGTCGTGAACGACCAGGAAATCGCGGTCCTGAGTGGCTGTGAGCTGTTCGAGATCTCGATAGTGCCACTTCCGGCTGATCCCGGGGCTGTGGCCATCCGCAACTCCCTTTCTCTTCAGACCTTCGCCTCGAAGGCACGGAGTCCCATGAAGCTCAACAAGTCAGCCGCCGAGGCGGCTCCCCCCGTCGATCCCAAGGCTGCCGAGTCGGTCCCCGAGGCCGAGAAGCCCGTGGAACAGGCCGCAACGGTCAAGTGCCCGGAGTGCGGGTTCGAGTGCGATCCCACCTTCAAGTTCTGCCCCAACTGCGGGGAGAGCATGACCGAGGACCAGGCCGACCAGGCCCCCGAGGGTGAGCCTGCCCAGGAGCAGGCGGCCCCGTGTGCCCCGGTGGACGGTGAGCCCAAGGCCAAGACGCTCCAGAGCCTCACCGGCACTCGGACTCGTACCCAGGCCCTCGGGGTCATCCAGGCGTGGCAGCTCGCAGCCCAGGAGCTTCCCCGTCTTCAGGCCCGCATCAGCGAACTCGAAGGCGCCCAGTCGGCTGACGAGCGTACCGCCCTCATCGAGAAGCTCACCGCCGATCGCAAGATCACCCCGGCGATGGTGACGTGGGCGAAGTCCACGCCGATCGAGTCCCTCAAGGCGTTCGCCGCAGTGGCGGCCCCGATCGTCGCACTGACCCACAAGGTCAACGCGGCGCAGCCCTCGACCAAGAAGCTCTACGAGGAACTCTCCTCGATGGAGCGTCACGACCTCTACGAGCAGGACCGAGCCGCCTTCGAGGCGTTGCGGGCCGACTACCAGGCCCGCTCGGGCCGCTGATCCTCTCCCCCCTAGCTTCCTTAACTCGGAGTAAACGCCAATGGCGAACACGACTCGCAGCAACCTCTTCGTCCCCCAGATCCTCCAGGACGCCATCTCGACGGGCTTCGTGGGGGCAAAGGCCCTGTTCGGCACCGACGCGGCGATCCTCAACGGGACTCTCCCCGAGGAAAAGCGCGGCGGCGACACCGTGACGATCCCGTACTTCGCGGCATTCGGCGCGTCGCAGGACACGGCGGAAGGTACGCCCCTCGTCCCGGCTCAGCTCACGATGAGCAACGAAACGGCGGCCGTGTTCCACACGGGGAACGCGATCACTCTGACCCGCTGGGCGGAAATGGCTGCGGCCTTCGCCGACCCGTACAAGGCGGCGAGTGAGATGATCCTGGAGACCATCGTTCGCCGGTGGGACCAGAGCCTCATCGACACGGCGGTCAACGCCACGGGCCTCCCGGCCTCGCAGAAGATCGACGTGTGGAACGCCACCACGCCGGTGACGATCAACTACTCGACCTTCGTCGACGCAAAGCTGGCTTTCGGTGACGAGCAGTCGGACATCGCGGCCCTCGTAGTGCACAGCAAGGTCCTCGGGGACGCGTACAAGCTCATGGACAGCTACGGCCGTCCGCTGCTCATCGAGTCCCCCTCGCAGGGTGGACTCCCGCAGTTCCTCGGAGTCCCGCTGATCGTCAGCGACCGCATGACGAAGGACGTCACGGACCCGACGCACCCCAAGTACACGAGCGTGCTCGTGAAGAAGTCCGCACTGGTCATGTGGTACAACGGCACTCCGAGCGTCGAGATCTACAAGGACGTCCTCCTGGATGCCCAGGTCTTCGCGTGGCACTCCTACGCGGCCAGCTACCGCTTCTCGGTGCTCCCGGGCTTCTCGAAGCCGGGGGTTGTAACCCTTAAGACCAATTGAACATGGCGGCCGGATCCAGCGGCGCCAGCTACACGGCGCACCTGATTCGGCAGCAGCAGGCGGCCCGGGCCAAGGCACTCGAAGAGGCCAAGGCCCCCGCCGCTGCTCCCGTCTCCCCCTCGGCCCCCGTGGTCGAGGCTCCAGCTCCCGTACGTCGCAAGGGCCACAAGTGACCATGATCGCCAGCTACAGGAGGTACCTTCTATCGGCCTCCCGGTCCGCTGGCCTCGAAGGTCTCCGTGGCGCGTCTGCTGCCCTGCTGGCCTCCCACGAGGCCCAGCCCGGCACCGCGCTCCCCTCGACGTTCCCCGCCTACGGCAAGCTCGTGGCGGCTCACTACACCTGCCGTGAGGACGTGGCCGGGGCTGACGTGGACGAGCTGATCGTCTGCGCTGGCCTCACCCGTCCCGAGGCCCTCGCAGTCCTACAGGCCATCTAGTGAGTGACTACTGCACCGTCGCTGACCTGGCGCTAGTCGGGCTCTCGCCTGCCCTGTACGAGTCACGCCCCGAGATCGATGCGGCCCTCATCGGGGGCCTCATCACGGTGAGGTCTTCATTTGCCGAGGACTTTCTTGCAAGGTTCTATCGTCTCCCCCTGCTCTCCTGGGGTGGCTCGCTGACGATCGCAGTCAGCCAGCTCGTCGCCTATGACCTGATGTGCCTCATCGGCCACGATCCGGATCAGACGGGCACATCCGTCTGGATGCAGCGTCGGGACGAGGCACTGGCGACCCTGGAGCGTATCGCCAAGTTCGGTGGGGCTGGGATCGTTGACTCGACTCCGACCGCCGTAGAGAGCGCCTTCGTGGTCTCTAGCGAGCCTCGACGTGGCTGGTAACGGCAAGGCGTTCGCCAAGCTCGATGCCATCATCAGCAAGATCAACAAGCTCTCTACGGGCCAGTTCCAGAAGGACGCCCTGAGGGACGTTGGTTCGGTGATGTACGACCTGGCTGAGACCGGGATCGCAGCAGGCCGAAACCCCCGAGGGACGGCCTGGAAGCCCCTATCGCCGAACACGGCGAACAAGGGCCAGCCTCTCAGGATCGCTGCCTCCTCGCTGCACAAGATGGTGAGCCAGGCGATGGCCCGCCTATCGGTGAACTTCCCCCACGCCCAGGCTCAGAACCGGGGCGCACGGCGGGTCACGCACAACGGCAAGTCGATCTCAGGCAAACAGATCAAGGCCCTCTCGAAGGACGAGAGGAAGAGCCTCAACCGAGGCTGGAAGCTCCCCGCCCGCTCGATGCTGCCCAAGGGCGGCAGGCTCCCCCCGAAGTGGAGAGACGCCATCGAGGCGGCCATGCGCAAGCGGTTCGGCCAACTCTGGTCTCA